ATGACCACGTACGTCAGTAACAACACGGCACCTCAGAACGGCGGCGCGCTCGATGCTTGGCGCGAACGGATCAACAGCGGCCGCCAGTATCCGGATGCCTGGACGCCGCGCCAGCGCTCCTGCCTGGACACGCTGTTGATGGCCAAGCGCATGCACGCGGTGCGCTGGCTGCACGAGCGGCGCGCCCAGCAGCTGCGCGCGGCCGCGATCGCCAGCTGCATCAGCCGCGCCGAGCGCGTGCACAAGCTGCGCCTAGTGCGGAACGTGGTGCGCTGATGGCGTGGATCAAACTTGAGAAGGACCTGTACACGGATCCCCGGGTCCGGCGCATGGCCACCGAGCTGCGGGCGCGCGATGGCGCCGCCGGCGTGCGTCTAGGCGACCCGCTGAGGTATGTAACAACCTGTGTGGGAGCTCTTGCTATCCTGTGGATAACTGCTGACACGCACGTCCAAGAGGACGACACGCTTGCCCTTGGGCCGGCGGAGATAGACCAGCTCACCGGCATCGATCGCTTCTGCGAGCTCTTGCCCGGTGAGTGGCTTCAGGTCATCGACGCGCACCGCGTGAAATTGCCGGGTTTTCATAGACATAACGGTACTACAGCCAAGAGACGGGCGCAAGGGGCCAAGAGGCAGGTGCAGCATCGGCTGCGATTGGTGCGTGACAGGACGTAACGCTGCAGCGTGACATGAGCGTTACCAGACCTAGACCTCTTACTTCCTACCTCTCAGTATATTGCTGCCGTGGATAACTATGCGGCAGCGCAACAGGAAAAAGGCGGTTTGGCGATGAAGAGCGAAGAGCGGAGGCGGTGGGAGAAGCGGTGGGCGGAGCGCGACGGCGCCAATCCGCTGCTGCAGGCGAGGGGCCAGCAGCGGTACCGCAACCACGTCACGCACGTCGACGGGGTGCGCTTCGATTCGCGCCTGGAGGCGGATCGGTATTGCGAGCTGAAGCTGCTGCGCGCCGCCGGCGAGGTGCGGTTTTTCATCCGCCAGGCGCCGTTCGACATCGCGCCTGGTGTGAAGTACCGCGCCGATTTCGTGGTGTCCTGGGCGGACGGTCGCGTGAGCGTCGAAGACACGAAGGGTCATCTGACCGACGTGTCGCGCGTGAAGATCGCCGCTGTGCAGGAGCGCTACGGCATCGAGGTGACGATCCTCGCGCGCGCCGATGTCCGCAGGTTTCATACAGGGAGGATGCAATGACCAACCCACTGATCGGGCGCTGCAGCAGCTGCAAGTACGCTCGCACGTTCGAGCAGCTGCAGGCGACCCGCCAGTATTGCCAGCGGAATCCCCCGACCCCGCTGCTCATTCCCACCGATCGCGGCCCGGTGCTCTTTGGCATCTGGCCGCCGGTCGATAACGATTTGACGTGCGGCGAGTGGCGCGCTGTGGCGCTGCTCGAGCGCGGCGCGTTCTCGGAATTGCGGCGGGGAGGCGGCGATGCTGAAGCAACCTAACCTGGTGCGCGGCCTCGTGATTCGCGCCATGTACAAGCTGCGCCTCGACCTGTCCAACATTTCGGAGACCGACGCGATCCTTGCGCTCGGCGGCAGCAACGATAGCCATCCCGAAAACATGGCCGCGGCGGTCAACGTCGTGCTGGTGCACATGGGCATGGATCCGCCGAAGGTCAAGGACCCTCGGTTCGACAAGACGCATCGAGCGCTCGCGAAGAAACGCCTCAAGGGCCCGCGCGGCGTCAATACGCGCGGTGGCGCCGAACCCACCCAGGACAACACTCATGGCGAACCGTAGAGCACAGATCCCACCGCCGGCCGACCTTGTGCCGCCTTCCCCGCTGACGAAGCCGTCGATCGGCGTGCCGGACCCGTACGAGGCTTACCTCGAGGAGTTGATGCACGCGAAAGAGGGGAACTTGAAGCTGCAGCACGCGATCGAGGTGTTGCGTTCGACCCTTGAGACCATCGTGGTTGCGGAGTTCGACAACCGCAGCCAGCTGCCCGTCAGTGCCCAGGAGTTGCGCACGATGGCCGCGGAGGGCCTGAACGAGTACAGCCGCCTCACGGGGCAGAACTGGCGGCGGCACAAGCTGATCGGCTCCCGCGTCGGTGATCGCTCGCCCGTTCAGGATGAAGGCTAAGAGCGCATGGCGCGTCGCGACAGGCCGAAGGAAGATCGCCGCGACCGGTTCGTGCAGGAGTACTGCAAGGACCTGAACGCGACGCAGGCCTGCATTCGCGCCGGCTACGCGCAGAAAGGCGCGCACGTTCAGGGATCTAGGCTGCTAAGCGATCCTAAGGTGAGAGGTGCGATCGATCAGCTGCTGGCGAAAGCCGCCGCGGCGAACCAGGTGACCATCGAGCGCACGCTCAAGGAGATCGCGCGCATCGCCTACGCCGACGTGCGCAAGCTCTACGACGAGAAGGGAAACCTGAAACCGATCCGCGAGCTGGATGACGACGCCGCGGCGTGCATCGCGGCGGTCGAGACCGAAGAGCTGTTCGCAGGCTCGGGCGAAGAGCGCATCAGCATCGGTGTCAGCCGCAAGGTCAAGCGCTTCGACAAGGGAAAGGCGCTCGACCAGTGCATGGCGTTTCTCGGGATGCACAAGTCACTGAACCCCGCCGAGAGCGGCGGGATGGCCCTTACGATCAATCTGTCAGGAGGCAAGAAAGTCAAATGATGCAGCCCGATCTGTTTATCGACCAGGCGCGGCGCAGCCGTCCGGTCACCCGATTGACCAGCGGCGAGGCCGCCCGTCACACCCGCCCGCGCGTCAATGAGTTGCAAGAGCGCGTGTTCACCCTGATTCGCGACCTAGGCGCCGACGGGGCGACCGACGACGAGCTGCAGGTCTATCTACAGATGAACCCCTCGACGCAGCGGCCGCGACGCATCGAGCTCGTGGAACACGGTCGCGTACGCGCTTCCGGCGTAACCAGGCCAACGCGCTCAGGTCGTCCCGCGACCGTGTGGGTGGCCGCATGATCCTGCATAACGCGATCTGTGTGGTGTGCAAGGAACCGTTCCAGCGCAAGTTGAGCGCGCGCAACGAGGGCAAGGCGCCGATCTGTTCGCGCCGCTGCACTGGGCTGTACGCCCGCTCGAAGCGCCCCGCCCCTGGCACTACCCACACGACCGTATCGGCCGCTGCTGCGACGGCCAAGCCGCGATTTACCTGATTTTTACCCACCGGGAGATGACTATGACCTACGAACAGACGACCGAACCAACCGCCGCCTCTGCACCCGAGTCGGTGGCGCCCGAAGGCATCATCGGCCGCGCCGAGGCGCTGGTGAAGCTCGAGGCCGCCAAGGCAGAGGCGATCGCGCGCATTCTCGTCAACGACGTGAAAAACGCCGTCGCGGATTTCGTGGGCGCCGTGCAACGCATACCGTTGCTGGCGCACCTGGCGCCGGCCGAGCACGCCGTGCATCTGATGGGCAGCAACTTGCTGACCAAGGATGCGGCCACCAACCTGGTCAATTCGGTGCAGGTGCCGGGTGAGCCGGCGCCGGTTGAACCGCCGGCCGCGTGATTCACTACGAGTACCGCTCCCCTGGCGTGACTGTCGACCAGCTGCTGCTGAGCGACAGTTTCGTCACGGGGATTCGTGGACCGATCGGATCCGGCAAGAGCACCGGCTGCGTGATGAAGTGCCTGATGATCTCGGACGCGCAGCCCGTGCAGAAAGACGGCCGCAGGCACAGCCGCGGCGCCATCATCCGCAATACCTACCCCGAGCTCGTGACGACGACCATCAAGACCTGGCACCAGTGGGTGCCGCAGGATGTCGGGCGCTGGAAGGCCTCCGGGCCGCCGACGCATCACATCATCGACGATGAGCGCGACATGGAGGTCATGTTCATCGCGCTCGACCGGCCCAAGGACGTACGGAAGCTCCTGTCCCTCGAGCTGACCTGGGCGTGGATCAACGAGGCCAGGGAAATCCCGAAGGCGATCATCGACGGCCTAACCGGGCGCGTCGGCCGCTTCCCGCCGAAGCGCGACGGCGGGTGTATCAACCCTCAGATCATCATGGACACCAACCCGCCGGAGGTCGATCACTGGTGGTACGTGCTGGCCGAGCACGACATGACCAGCCAGAAGAACGCGGAGCTGAACCAGTCCGTGACTAAGGCTGAGGAGTCGATGCGCGAGGCGGGGCTCCTGAAGAAGCGGCAGAAGCTGTTCACGTTCCTGGCTCAGCCAGACGCCAACTCGCCCGACGCCGAGAACCTGGTCAACTTGCCGAGTGACTACTACGCCAAGGCGAGCGCCGGCAAGACCGAAGAGTGGAAGAAGGTCTACATCCGCGGGGAATACGGGTTCGTCCAGGATGGCCGCCCGGTCTACCCACAGTTTCGTGAGCACCTGCACGTCCGTGAGTTTGAGCTGAATCCCCGGCTCCCCATCTCGGTCGGCATCGATTTCGGGCTCACACCCGCCGCCTCGATAGGGCAGCGGTCTTTTACCGGGGTGCACCGCGTCCGCTGGGAGGTGGTGACCGAGCACATGGGAGCGAAGCAGTTCGCCGACACGTTGAAAGGGTTCCTGAACCAGTACTGCGCCAACTTCCAGATCGACAGCATCACCGGGGATCCGGCCGGCATGGCTGACAGCCAGACGAACTCCGACGAGACTTGTTTCAAGATCCTGAAGGCCAACGGGCTCGACGCCCGGCCGGCCTCGACCAATGACCCCGTGGTGAGGCGCGAGGCGCACGCGCAGGCGATGATGCGCCTAATCGACGGCGAGGCGGGTTACCAGATCCACCCGCAGGGTTGCCCGACCTTACGGCGCGGCATGGCCGGGCAGTACCGCTATAAGCGCGTCCAGGTCGTCGGCGACGAACGGTTCCACGAGAAGCCCGAGAAAAATTCGGTGAGCCACGTATGCGAGGCCGACCAGTACCGGATGCTGGGTGCGGGCGAGGGGCGCGTCGTGCTTCGCGGCACGTTGGGTGGCAAGCGCTTGCGCCCGCAATACAGCCTGACGTGACCGAAAACCGCCACCACGATCGCCGCGTCATCGATCGCCTGGTCGATTTCCGCAAGGAGGTGCGGCCGCGCGATCGCAGCAACATCAAGGTGAAGCTCACGGCGCGCGAAATGCACCTTGCTCTTGACCGCCCGGATCCGCCGGAAGGGCTGGCGTATCCCCGCTGCGTGACCTACCGCGGTTACACCCTTGAGGCGACCTGTTGATTGTGCCCGGGACATTGCACACGCTCCGGCGCATCGTCTGCCGTTCGGGGTCGTCATGTCCGGGCTTTATCACACCTTCACGCGCTCCGCGGCCAACCCGGTCAACGTCGCTGAGAACCTGTTTGGCGGGCCGCGTAACCCTGCGCGGCCGCCGTCGGTCCCGAACCAGAACGACGCGCTAAACGCCGCGCAGGCGCAGACCGATGCGCTGCGGGCGCGTCGCGGGGTGCTGTCCAACATCTTTGCCGGCGCCCAGAATTCCCAGCCGGCCGTCGGCAGGACGCAGCTCGGAACGTGATCGCCGCCATCGACAAGGCGAACAGCCTGATCCGCCATGCCAGCTATCTGGGCGTCAAGGCTCAGTTGTTCGCGGTCGCCCTGACTCAGGACGAGGCCTTCGAGCTGCTCGACTACATGGCCGCCGGCGGCCTTGGGCTGTTCACAGACCACGACCGCCTGCTCGCCGATGTGCGCGCAGCCAGGACCGCCGGCAATCCCTGGGAGATCCTCGATTCCTGTTGCCTGATGGGCCTCAGCATCATCCGCAAGGATCGCCTGCAATGAGCGATGACGCCAACAGCCTGGTCGATCACTGGCAGCTGCTCTGGAGCCAGCAGGCGAATTTTCGGAACCTCTGGAACACCGCCGCCCAGTACGTGATGCCCGCCTGGGACAACTTCATTGGCGAGTTCTCCGAAGGTGTCAGCCGCAACACGCGCATCTTCGACTCGACCGCCGTCACCGCGAACCAGCGCTTTGCCGCGGCGATGGAAGCGATGCTCACCCCGCGCAGCCAGGTTTGGCACAAGCTCATGGCCGGCGATGAGGATCTGAACGACAGCTCGGCTGTGCAGAAGTACCTCGACCAGGTCAACAAGATCCTGTTCGCCGCCCGCTACCACCCGGAGGCCAATTTCGCGAGCCAGACGGATGAGTGCTACATGAGTCTGGGCGCTTTCGGCAACAACGCGCTCTACACCGACGAGGTGCCGGGCAAGTGCCTGCGGTACCGCTCGATGCCGCTGTCCGAGGTGTGCTGGACACTCAATCACCAGGGGGTTGTCGACACGCTGTATCGCAAATTCCGCTACACTGCCAAACAGGCCATCCAGCACTGGGGCGAGGATGCCGTGCCCCTCGGCGTGGCGAAGATGTACGCCAAGAGCCCGTACACGGAAATCGAGTTCCTGCACGCAATTCGGCCGAACCACGAATGGCAGCCCGACAGCTACGGCGACAAGGGTAAGCGGTTCGAGTGCTGGTATGTGTACCTGGGCGACAAGTCCGTCATCGAGCGCAGCTGCTACCGCACGTTCCCCGTGTCGATCGGGCGCTACCGCGTCGCGCCGCGTGAGCATTACGGCCGCGGGCCGGCGATCGACTGCCTTCCCGACATCCGCACTGCCAACGAAATGGTCAAGACCAGCCTGCGGTTGGGACAGAAAGCGGTCGATCCGCCGCTGCTGCTTGCCGAGGAGTCGATCATCCAGGCGTTCAACCAGCGCCCCGGCGCCATCAATTACGGAATGCTGACGGGCGACGGTAAGCCGCTCGCGGTCCCGTTTGAATCCAAGGGCAACTTCGAGGTCCAGAAAGAGCTCATGGACGACGTGCGGTCGACGATCCGCGACACGTTCCTAAACACGCTCTTCCAGATCCTCGTGCAGAACCCCAACATGACCGCGACCGAGGCGCTGCTGCGCGCCCAGGAGAAGGGCGAGCTGATCGCGCCCGCCATGGGCCGGCAGCAGTCGGAGTTCCTTGGGCCGCTGATCCACCGTGAGCTGCAGATCCTCACCGACGCGGGCCAGCTGCCGCCGCCGCCGCCCGAACTGCTGCGATCGCCGCGGGGCATGCGGATCGAATACACGAGCCCGCTGGCTCGCGCGCTGCGAGCCGAGGAAGGCACCTCCATCATGAACACCGCCCAGGACATCGCCCAGCTCGCGAACCTCGACCCGACGGTCAAGTTCCTAATGGACTTTCACGAAGCCGGCCGAGAGATGGCCCTCATCCGCGGCTGTCCGGCCAAACTGTTGCGCACCGAGGATGAGGTGCAGCAGCTCCTCGAACACGCCGCACAGCAGGCGCAGGACCAGCAGATGGCCCAGCAGGCGCCGCAGCTGGCCGTGGGTGCCAAGAACCTCGCGCAGGCAGCGCAGCTCGCAAGTTCCTCTCCAACCGGCGCCGCTGTTGGCGCCCCATCGGTGGCCGCAGCATGAAGAACCTATTCCGCTCCATCCTGATCTTGTTGGTGCTCGGCAGCGGGGAGGCAGGCGCCCAGGCGCTCATCAACTGCGTGTCCTCAAGCTCCACACCCTGCACCGTGGCAGGCGGCAGCTACGCCGGCCAGGGCAACGGCGATCAGGCTTGGCTGGCCTTTGGCAAGATCAATCAGAACTTCCAGACGCTGTGGCCGCTGCTGTCCGGATCGCTCACCGCCGGCGCCAACATCACTATCACCGGCATGTGGCCCAACTACACGATCTCATCGACCGGCGGGGGCAGCGGTTCCGGGACCGTGAACACCGGCAGCCTGGGCGCGCTGGCCTTCTATGGCGCCAACGGCACCGCGGTATCGCCACTCGGCACACTCGGCACCGCCGGTCAGGCACTTGTCTCCAACGGCACCGGCGCAGCCCCGACGTTCAGTGGATCGATGACTGGGGTCACCGCCGTCAACGGCACCGGCATTCCGGCCTCCTCCACCCTGCTTTTCGCGGGTGGCCCGCTCGGCACGCCCTCAAGCGGCCTCGGCACCAACCTGACCGGCATACCGCTCAACACCGCCGTCATCAATAACCTGCCGGTCACGAACCTCAACGGCGGCACGTCGGCCTCCTCGACCACGTTCTGGCGCGGCGATGGCACTTGGGCAACGCCCGCCGGCGGCAGTTTCGGCACCATCACCAGCGGCACCGCAGGCGTCGCGCTGTTCGTCGGCACCGGCGGATCGCTGGCGACCACGGGCACCGGGACGATTGCCGCCACGAGTCTGACTGTGCTCGGCGGGTTGCCAGCCATCAACCCGACCACGTTGCTGGGCAATCCGACAGGCGCATCTCTTGCGCCCTCCCCTATCACTCTCGCTGGCAACTTGTCGTTCAACGGCACCACGATTACCACGTCGCAGCCGATCAACGCGCAGACGGGCACGAGCTACTCAATCCAGACCTCCGACGCCGGCAAGCTCGTCACCGGAAATAACGCGGCAGCCACCGCCTGGTCGCTGTCGAGTGCCACCACCACCGGGTATGGATCGGGCTTTTCATTTGACGCCCAGAACCGCGGCGCCGGCACCATCACGATCACGCCCACGACCAGCACCATCAACGGGTCGGCGACGCTCGTCATCGCGCAAAATCAGGGCTGCACGATCAGCTCCGACGGCACCAATTACCAGGTCAGCGCGTGCACCGCGCTCTCGAGCGCTGGTTCATTCACCACGCTGTCGGGTGGCACGAACACCAACACCCTGAACATCGGGACCGGTGGATCGCTGCAGGCGACCGGGTCCGGCACGATTACGGCGACGAATTACAGCGGCACCATCCCGCTGTCGCAGATCGCCACGTCCACCGGCCCGGGTGTCATGTGCTACGTGTCGGGTACGAACAACCCGGCCAACTGCAGCCTGGCCGGCAATCTGTTCCTGAACGGCAGCGTCGCGACCTCCGCGGCGGTCAACATCCAGTCGTTTACCACGGCTGGAACGGCGACCTGGACGAAACCCACGACCGGCTCGCCGATCATGACGCAGGTGATCCTGCTGGGCGCAGGCGGCGGCGGTGGGGCCGGTGCCAACTATGTCACCGGAACAGTGATGTCCGGCGGCGGCGGCGGTGGTGGCGGCGGTTACGTCACCAAGTATTTCTACACGGCGGCGCTGGGCGCCACGGAAACCATTACCGTCGGTGCCGGCGGCACGGGCGGCGTTGCGGCGTCCGGCACCGCAGGCGGCGCTGGATCGGCAGGCGGAATTTCCTCGTTCGGCTCTTGGTTTAGCGTCGGCGGCGGTGGCGGCGGATCTGGGGGTAAAAGCGCTGCGACAGCGGGCGGCGGCGGTAGTGGCGGAATCCTTGGCAGCGGCGGCGCAGGGTCGGGCGGCGCTGGTGGTTCCGCGGGTAGTGGTGGCGGCGGTGGCGGCGGATCGACCACGACCCCGCAGGTCGGATTTGCGTATTCCGTGGGAGGGTCGGGTGGCCAGAATGGTGCTGCAGGGTTCGCCGGAGGCCAGTCTATTTTCGGTGGCACGGGAGGCGCCGGGGGCGCAGGCCTCGCCGCCACCCCCGTGTCGCTCGCTGGCGCTGTAGGTGGCACGACGGCGGGTCCGGAAGCCGGCGGTACGGCAGGTGCGGCCGCCGGCAACGGCGGCAACGGTAGCCTGCCTACGGCAGGCGAGGCAATCGCCGGTACCGGCGGCGGTAGTGGCGGTTCCGCCTCGAGCGGCGCGGCCGGCGCCGGCGGCACGGGATCGCTCGCGTCCGGGGGCGGTGGCGGCGGGGCCGCCATCAGTACCGGCACCGCGGGGGCGGGCGCCGCAGGCGGTACCGGCGCCGTGTACGTCATCACGTACTTCTGACCATGTCAGTCACCCGTCGCGACGCGGTCAAAGGCATCGGATCGCTCGGGTTGCTCGCGGCGATGGACCGCGCATATGGGCGCAACCCGCGCGGGTTCGTCGCGGGCAGCTCGGGGCCGGCGCGCAACTATGTCGGCGTCAACGTGCCGGGCGTGAATTACTACTCGTCTGCGCAGCATTTCATCAACATCCTAAAACTCGCGAACAACCCCAGCAACGGTGTTGATGGAACCTGGTCGCCGGTGCCGAGCGGTTCCTACTACGACATCCAGATGGATGCGGACGGGTACCCCACCTCGATGACGGGGATCAGCGGCGCCACCTACACTGGGTTCGCGACCAGCATTTTCCTCGGCATCAATTACGGTGGTCCGACAACCAACGTGCCGGTAGGAATGACCGCGAACACGATTTACCCGCCGGGCAGCTACACCCTGCAGTTCCTTGGCATTGGCACGATCACGATCAGCGGCGATGTGAGCTACACCCTGACGAGCACCACTGCAGCGGGGGCGCGCGGCACGTTCAACATTACCAATGCGACGCGCACCGGGATAAAGTTCACAGTCTCCGGCGTCATCAACAGCTCGCCGGGCAACTACATTACCGCGGCGGCGTGCTGTCAGACTTCGCTGATGGGCGCGTACACCGGCACAGGAGGTGCCTACAACGCCGCCACGACGCCGATCCAGAACTTGTACACCGGCGGCCTGATGTTCCATCCGAACTTCAAGGCAACGCTGGCCAATTACAGTCTGCTGCGATTCATGGACGCGTTCAACACGAACAGCCAGCTGCAGGGCATGTATTTAGGTCCGGCCGCGATTCCCTCGACCGCCACGTCGGCCACCATGTACAACGACAACGGGTGGGATGACAAGACCTACACCGTGTCGACCTGGGGAAACGGCACCGCCGCGGGGTCCACGAGCGCCGTGCTGACCAAGGCGCCTTCGGCTGGCCGGTTCAATTTCATCACCAGCGACGGGCAGGTGCGCGCAGTCATTCTGGTGGCGTCTTCCACGACGATTACCTGGAGCGGCGCGCTGACCGGGACGCCGACGACCGCGCTGTCCGCGCAGCAAGCCAACACGCCGGATCACTCGGTGCAATTCACCGCTGCACCGTCGGGCACCGGCGGCAGCACGGTCGCCGCGCTCGCGGCCGGCACCTACGATCTGTTTTTCAGCGACGGCCAGAAACACCGCGTGGTGCAAGGTGCGTCCTCGACCAGCGTGTCATGGACAGGGTCCATTACCGGTAACCCGACTGTTGTGGCGTGGGCCGTGCCCATCAATCCGTGGCCGCTGCCAACCGGCACTTACGTGTTCACGATGGCCAGCGGACAGCCGATCCCGGTTAGCTGCACGATCAATTCGGAAGTCATCACCTGGCCGGCGTCGTTGCTGACGACCGCGATTCCGTTCGGGGCCAACGGGGCGACCGGCAACCAGTACACCCGCAGCGCGTGGTGGCACGTCATGCGCAACTGGTCGGATCGCACCTTGCCCACCAACTTCACGTATGGCGCCGCTCGAGGCATGCCGTTTGAGGTGGCGATGCAGCTGTGCATCGAGATGAGTACCTATAACGGATTCGCCGTCGATATGTGGTGGAACGTCCCGCCGAACGCGCCTTGGAACTTGGCCAACGGCGCCAATGGTGCCTACGACACGACCTGGTACACGAAGATGGCCGCGCTGGCCGCGACCGGCAATGATGGGTCCGGCATCAAGCTGCCCGGCATGACCGGCATCAGCGGCAAGTTCTACATCGAATGGTCCAACGAGACCTGGAACACCAACTTTGAGGCGTACAACTACGCGCAGGCGGTGGGTGGCTACCGGGCGCCGCTGTCGCTCAACAATTACGCCATGACCCAGTGGCACGGCATCGAATGCGCCTCCATCGGGCAGGCGTTTTTCAACCAGTTCGGCAACACCGCGTTCCAGAACCGCATCACGGTGAGCTTTGGCTGCCAGAACGCCGGCAACGGCACCTACGGTGCCACAGGGTTGGGATTCCAGGCGCAGGCGCCTTCGTGGGTGTCGCTGGGCTATACGGCGCCGTACCTGCAGGTGGGTTCCGGCACTTCGACGCCGGTCGTGACCGGTTTCCATATCGCGCCCTACTTCAACACCGGCGGCGTCGGCGGTATGACGAATACCTCGTCCGGACAGGCCGACCAATTGCGCATTCTCGGGCTGAGCACCGGCGACCCCACGTACGCGGCCGCGCTGGACGAATATTTTTCGCTCGCCTACAAGAACGTCGGCGCAAGTGGTTACACGTACGCCAGTATCGCGTCCGGCGGATGGATCGGCGACATCATTGCGCAGGCCAACAAGTTCTACCAGGGCGCGGCTTTCGTTGGCAAAGGCTGGGCCAACCTGCAGCGTCTGAGCTACGAAGGTGGCGAAGGGTTCCTGTCGTCCAGCACCACCGGCTGGAATGCGTTCATGTGGTACGTGCATTCGGACCAGCGCATGTCCTATTGCTACTACGACCCGTCGCCGGGATCGCCGGGACATCTGGCAGGCACTGGGCTCATGCCGGGACTCGCCGGGACAGGCCTGCAATTCCTGACGCAATTCAACGCTTGCGCGGGTTGGACCGCTGGCAACCCATGGGGCGCCGTGGACAGCGCCATGCAGCTATCGGCGTCCGCCAGCGTTCCCGTTGCCACCAGCTGCCCCAAGTACCAGGGGCTGCAGAACTACATCTTGGCCTGATCCATGACCCAGATCTGGACAGCCGACAGCATTACCGTGACCGCCGACTCTCAGGCGGGGCGCGCGGATGGGGCGCTGTTGGCGGGCCTACTGTGGACCGCGGACTCGACGCTAGTGACGGCCGATTCCGCTTCGTTCACGGCCGACGGCGGGTTCCGGCCGGGCAGCGTGCCGGTTGTCGGTGGCACGTTCAACATGGCGGCGATCGAGGTGGAGGACGACCTGAATGGATCCGCCACGATTGTTTGGCCGGCTTGCCCCAACGCGGTGGCGTACAACATTTACGTCAACGGGGCGCTGAAATTGACGACTACCGGACGCCTCGCGTACGTCGCTGGCCTGCAGCAGGCCTCTTACGTCAACTATGTGCAAAAGCCCTCGCTCACGTACACCTTCTTCGTCACCGCGATCGTGAGCGGCGCCGAACAGATGTTCGCGATCGAGAAGCAATTCACACCGGCCCCCACGTCGGTCGCGCTCGTCACCCCGATGCGCCGGCCGTGGCCGTTCCCCAACACAGGACAGACCGACTGATGGACGCGACATCCCGCGACGCAGGCAAAGCCGTGCAAGGCAATCAGGCGGCGACGAAGCCGAAAGTGGGTGGCGTCGAGGACGCGCATTTTCGGATCGATGAGATGGAGCGGCGCCTCGCCAGCATGCCGTCCGAGGATCACATCGCCGGCATCGCCACCGGGGTCGCGCACGCCGCGGGCCAGGGGATGCTCGAGCACATTCGCAAATTGACCGAGGCGCAGGACCAGGACGTGAAAACCGACCGTGAGGTCATCGAGGGCCTGCGCGATCTGATCGCCGAGCTGAAGGGGTTGTCCGCCCAGCTGTGCCAAGTACTGACACAGGTTGCAAGTGCCCGGCCGCGGGACTAGGTTCCCGCCTTCATGCAAGAGCGCACCGTAGACGAACAGAATCTGGTCGATCGCGCCAAGATCCTTGCCCGGGTGCGCGAGGAGAGCAAGATCTTCCGCGAGGTGTTCGGGTTGCCCGGGGAGCGTACCCGCCACGGTCAGGTGATCTTGGACGTGCTCCACCGCAAGTTCGGCCGCGGCCTGCCGAAAAACGTGTGCGACGACCACGGACGCACCGACGCGCTGCAGACCTGGCGCAACCTCGGCCACTACGACGTGCTCGAGGCCATTCACGAAACCATCACCTGGAAGGAATCCGACCATGCCCACAGCAGCAGCACCCCTTGAATCCGCCGCGGCGCCGGCCGCGCTTGCCCCCGCCGCCGCTGCTGCGCCCGCTGCAGGCGCTCCTGCAGCCGCGGCCGCGCCGGTAGGGGATGCCGGCGCCCCGGCTGCCAATCAGGCTTTCTGGGATTCCTGGACGGGCGACGATCAGAAAGACGTGCGCGAGTTCGTCGCGAACAAGAAATTCGCCGATCCTTTCCAGCTGGCCAAGTCCTACCGCGAGATCGAGCAGCTCGTGCCGACGCTGCGCGCCGCGGCGGCGCTGAAAGGGTATCCCACCGAAACCAAACTGCCCGATGGCACCGTGAAGCCGGCGGACCCTGCTGCGGTCAAAGCCTGGAATCTTGCCACCGGCGTGCCGGAAACCCCGGACAAGTACGACCTGGCCAACATCGAGAAATCGCCCGGCGCTGATCCGCTGTTTACGGAAGAGCTGCGCAAGGAGCTGCATGGCGCCAATGTGCCGGCCGCGCTCGCCACAAAGCTCGCTGCCGGTTACGAGCGAGCCGTGCAATCCGCCATGCAGCGCTTCCAGCAGCAGCAGGATGCAGCAAGCGAACTCGCGATGAAGGAGCTCGAGCGCGCCTGGGGATCGCAGTACCAGGAGCGCGTGGAATTCGCGCGCCGCGGCCGCGAGTTCCTCTCCAGGGAAGTGGGCGGCCTGTCCTCGGAGCAGCTGCGCGGCATGGAGCAGGTGCTGGGCACCGACAAGTTCCTCTCCGTCATGTGGAAGTTCGGCGCCGGCAATGGCGAGGCGCGTTTCGCCGGCGGCGAAGGCAGGCCCGCCACGTTCGGCAATAGCGTCGCCGAGGCGCAAGCCTCGCTCGCCGACCTGCAGGCGCGCCGCGTGGCAGGTTCGGTGTCGAAATCGCAGTTCGATGAACAGTCGAAGCCGCTGATCGATATCATCACCGGCGGCATGAAACCCGCCTAAGAGAGCGCGCGCGGGGGGCTTGCATGTGCCCGAAACGCGTCACACAGTCCGATCCACGAATGCGGACAAGGCGAGGACCTCGCCCCCGCTGACGAGGAGAAAGCTCCTGGCGTAGACCGGACCCGTCCGGTTAGAAGAGCCCCCCGCGTGCCGGGACAAGGCCTTCGAGAAGTCCGCTGTGTAGACCTTTCGGAGGATTCCTCGTGTCAACCAATCTCGTCACGTTCTACGTTCAGCAGTACGCCAAGGTGCTGAACGAGCTCGTCCAGCAGAAGAGCGCCCGGCTGCGCAAGTTCGTCACCGAGGACAAGTATCTCGGCCAGGCCGCGTCCCCGGTCGAGCAGGTCGGCATCGTCGCCATGCAGCCTGTCACGCAGCGCTACGGCCCGATGCAGCGCAACGATGCGCCCACCGACCGGCGCTGGGTCTACCCAAACGACTACGACCTGCCGCAGCTATTCGACAACTTCGACAAGCTGCGCCTGCTGATCGACCCCAAGGGCAAGTTCGTCTCGAACGCCCACAACGCCGCGAACCGTCAGTATGACGACCTCATCATCGCGGCCCTGGGCGGCATCGCGCAGACCGGCGTCACGGCGCAGAACTCCATCTCGCTGCCCGCCGGCGAGATTGTCTCCGTGCAGCAGGGCGCGACCGCCCCGACCGGCCTCACGGTCGCCAAGCTCCGCCAGGCGAAGCTGATCCTGATGCAGAACGAAGCCTACTCGGACGAGGAAGAGGATCCGGGCGATCCGCATTCGGGCCTCGTGTGCGTCGCCGGCGCGCGCCAGCTCGACAACCTGATGGCCGAGGCCCAGGTCGTCAGCCGCGACTACAACGACATGCCGGTGCTGGGCGAGGGCCGCGTGAAGCGCTTCCTCGGCATCGAGTTCGTCCGTTCCGAGCGCCTGCAGACGGGTACCGACGATCAGGCGGGCACCTCGACCAAGTGCTTCGTGTGGCAGAAAGAAGGCATGCACCTCGGCATCTGGAACGACATCACCACGAACATCAGCCAGCGCCACGACCTGCAGTCGGAGCCCTGGCAGGCTTACGTGTTCATGACCGCGGGTGCGACCCGCCTCGAAGAGAAGCGCGTCGTCCAGGTGTGGACGCGGTAAACCCAACGTAGACCAGGGGGCCGGTCCCCAGTCACAACAGGAGTAGATTGCAATGGCTGTCGTCAATACCAAGTCCACCACCGTCTCGAACTACGACGCGTCCCCGCGCGTCCTGACCTCCGGCTATCTCGCCGGCGCCAACGACACCGTGCAGGTGGCGACCGCCGCGGCCGGTGCCACCGACTCGATCGGCTCGACGTACCGATTCGGCTTCATCGGCTCGGGGCGACGCATCGAGGACATCCAGATGATGAACGATGCCACCACCACGGGTGTGTGGCAGCTGGGGGTCTACTGCAACACGCAGCAGTCGCTGAACACCGGCCTGTTCCTGAATACCTGGATCTCGACGACCGCGTACGTCCCGGGCAACGTCGTGCAGTACAACGGCATCGTGTACTACTGCACCACGGGAAACACCAACAGCGCACCGCCGAGCGCCAATTGGACGACCGGCAACGCGATCGTCGCGGCCGCGGGCGCCATCCCGGTGCCGAATGCCAACCTGATCCTGGGGTCCGGCATCAGCACCGCGGCGGCCAACGCCAACTGGAAGAGCGTCTACTCCCCGTCGGTGGGTGCGGTCGGGTTCCTGGCGGCGAACGTGAACCTGCGCCTGTGGGAGCTCATGGGCTTCGCCACCGATCCCGAATACCTCTTTCACGTGGTGCTGACCGCAACGACCGCGCCGACGGCCGCCGGCAACATCTCGCTGCAGATCACCTGGGTGGCGTAACTCGTGGCTGCCGTCAGCTACTCGCTCGCCATTGCCGCCACCGCCCAGGGCCAAGGCCTCGAGGCGGTGGTGGCCGGCACGAACGCGCCGGCCGCGGGGTCTGTCGAGATCCGCATCGACCAGACGGCCGGCGCCATCACGGACGGGTCGGTCGCCGGCGGCACGCGCACCCTGAAGAAGGCCGAGGTGCTGTGGATCATCCAGGTGCTGACCCAGTACCTGCTGCGCGACACGAACGTCGTCGAATAGGCCATGTCTGGCTACTCAAGCCCAGATTACAGCTCGCTCCGCCTGCTCGCGTCAACGGCCGCGACCAACTGCGCGGCGGGCATTTTGGGCGCGGCCACCGCCGGCAAGGCGCGCGACACGTTCCTGCTGGGCGTCTACATCCAGTTCGCGGCCGGGCCCCCGGTGCTGACCATCGGCGGTCTGCTCGACAGCGCCGGCAATGCGGCCAACCTAGTCGTTTCCGGCAGCACCACCGTCGATTACTTCTGGATGCCGCCGGTGCCGATCCTCAACGAGTTCGGCGCCTTCACGTTCACCGCGTCCGTCGCGGCCAAGATCTGGGTCGCGCTGCGAGCCTGCACCGGACCGTAACCCCGCGAGGTCGCCATGGCGGGCGTGATTGATATTGCCAATGTCGCCCTGGAGATCCTGGGCAAGCCCGCGATCACGAGCCTGCTCGATAACTCGAACGCGGCGCGAGCGATCAATTCCACGTACGACATCACCCGGCGCGCGCTGATCGCCGGGCGTTCGACCTGGCGCTTCTCGGTGAAGCGCGCAAGCCTTGCCCCCTCAGCCGTTCCGGTCGTCTCCGGCCCCTACGCCACGCAGTACCCGCTGCCGTCCGACTGCCTGCGTGTGCTGCTCGCTGGCGACACCTATCCCGGCCTCGATCTGTCCGATTACCGCATGGGCCCCACCGATGCCGGGTATGTGGTCGAGGGACGCATGATCCTGTGTGACTACGGCTCGCCGCTGTCGTTGCAGTACGTTGCCGACATCACCGACACCACGATGTTCGATCCGTGGTTTGTCATGTACCTGGCCGCCGAGCTCGCCTGGGTCAACTGCGAGCGGCTCACGGGGTCTGACGCCAAGCAGGAAGCGGCCAAGCAGCGCAAGGAGGATGCCCGCAGCAACGCGGTCGCCTCCGACGCGCTCGTGAACACCCCGCAGTTTCCGGCAGATGACACCTGGATCCTTTCGAGGATGCAGTAATGGGCAAGGCCAGCCCGGCGATCGCCGCCTTCAACGCCGGCGAGTTCGCTCCCCAGATGGAGGGGCGCACAGATGTCGAGAAGTACGCGATCGCCGCGCACATCCAGCAGAACTTCCTGCCCCTGAAACAGGGACCCTCGATGTACCGGCAGGGCACCGCGTTCGCCCAGGCCGTCAGGAATGCCGCGAACCGCACCTGGCTGGTCCGCTTCGAGTACTCGCAGACGCAGGCCTTCGTGCTCGAATTCGGGAACCTGTACGTCCGGTTCTACACCCTGCACGCACCCCTCCTGTCGGTCGGCAATGCGGCCTGGAATGCGGCGACCGCCTACGTGCTCGGCAACCAGGTCGTCGCCGGCGGCATGACGTACTACTGCACCGCGCCCAACACCAACGTCGCCCCGCCGAACGCGGCCTACTGGTACCCGATGACGGCTTATCAGGGAGGCGCGAGCGCAATCTACGAGATCCCCTCGCCCTACCTCGCCGCGGACCTGACCGACGCGCTGGGTGAGTTCACGCTGCAGATCAAGCAATCCGGGGACGTGCTCTATATTGCCGCCGGCGCCGCCACCGCCGTCACGGCCACCGGCTACCCGCCCTTTACCCTGACCCGGTATGCCAACAACCCGCCCAACTGGCAATTCGCGCGCTATGCCCCGGTGGATGGCCCGTTCTCAAGCGCCGTACCGCTCGTGCAAGGCCAGAAAACCGCGCTGGCCGTGTCGGCCGCCAGTGGCAACGGCATCACGATCACCGCTGTCGGGTATGCGCCCCCTTTCGCCGCGACCGATGTAGGCCGCCTGGTCAGGATCGCGTCCCAGACTTTCAACGTGACGCCCTGGTCGACGCAGGCCGCGTTCGCCGCCGGCGCCACCTGCAGCAACAACGGGAACAACTACGTCGCGCTCAACGCCGCGACCACCGGCGGATCCCCGCCCGTGCACACCTCGGGCGCGGTGCTGGATGGGCCCACCGGCGTGCGTTGGCTCTACACGGACTCCGGATATGGCATCGCACAGATCACCGGGTTCACGAACGCCGGCAGCGTCACGGCCAACGTGCTGCTGCAGTTCCCCGCGAACTGCGTCGGCTCGAGCGCCGCGATCACGGCCGCCAGCGCCGCGAATCCCTGCGTGCTGACGGTGGCCAATGCCTTCGTGACCGGCGAGGCGCTCTTTGTCACCGGCGTCACCGGCATGACGCAGCTCAACAACAACGTCTACACCAACGGCACCGCGAACGGCGCCAGCGTCACCCTGGCCGGGACCGACTCGCGCACATTCTCCGCCTACACCGCCGGCGGCACCGTCTACGGGAATTACTCGGTCGAGTGGCAGCTGGGCGCCTGGTCGAACACGACCGAGTGGCCGCGGGCCGTGGATATCTTCAAGGATCGGCTGTATTGGGCCGGGCGCCTGACCCTGTGGGGTTCCGTGCCCGGGCTCTACAACAGCCACGCGCAGGACTTCAACGGGCAGGTCACGACGGACGCGGCCACCAACAACACCGTGTCCGGAGGCGACTGCTCGAACATCGCGTGGCTGTCGGCCGCGCAGATCCTGCTCATCGGCTCTCAGGGTGGGGAGTATGGCCTCGATGCCGCCAACTACTCGAGCGCACCGCTGGGCCCGGCCAACATCGAGATCCTGCGCCAGTCGCAGTGGCGGGTGAGGGCCATCCGCCCCGAGCTCGCCGGCACCTCCGTCCTGTACGTGCAGCGTGCCGGGCGCAAGGTCATGGCCATGGACTACAACTTCTACCTGAACCGCTACGACTCGACCGACCAGTCGAAGTACTCGTATCACATCACGGTGGGTGGCGTGACCCAGATCGCCATGCAGCAGGAGCCTTTCGAGGTCCTGTGGTGCGTGCGCGCGGACGGCACGCTGCTCTCCTACACCTTCAACCGCGAGGACAACGTCACCGCCTGGGCGCGGCACAACCTCGGCGGCAACGGGATCGTGGAATCCATCTGCGTCATTCCCGCGCCCGACGGGCTGCGCGATGAACTGTGGATGGTGGTCAACCGCACTATCGCCGGCGTCGTCACTCGCACGGTGGAGTACCTGACAAAGCATTTCGAGGGGCCGCAGGGCGGCTACGCCGGCGATGCCCTAGCCTCTGCCTGGTACGTCGACTGTGGTGTCCAGTACCAGTCCCCGACCTTCGCGACCATCGCCGGGGCCATTGTGCAGTTCAGCACCACCGGGCAGACCATCGTCGTGTCCGCGGCCAACGGGTTCAAGGTCGGCCAGGTCGTGACGCTGGCCGGCATGCAGTACACCGGCACCTTCAACCCGAACATCAGCTGGTCAATCACCGCAGCCAATTCCACCGGATTCACCGCCGTCAATGCGCAGTTCGGCAACCTTGGCAGTTTCCAGTACGTGTCCGGTGGCACCGCGACGCAGGGGTCACAGCAGGCCGGCACGACGACCATTACCGGGATCCCGGCCGTCCTGTGCGGCCAGACGGTCTCGATCCTCGCCGATGGGAACGTGCTGCCGCAGCAGACGGTTTCCGCTGCAGGTACGCTTACGTTGCCGGGCGTCTATGCGCTGGTGACGCTGGGGTTCTCGTACCAGGGGAACCTCGTTCCCATGCGTTTCGAGGGTGGGGCGGACGTAGGTACCGCGCAGGGCAAGATGAAAAAGGGTCAGAACCTCGTGCTGCGCTTGGTCGATTCCGGTGGCACCAAGGTGGGGCAGCTGTCGAATATCAACACCGTGACGGGTGTCTATCAGGACCCTCTCGGCGTGCTGAATCAGCAGGTCGCCCTGCTCGAGAATGTCCGCTACAACAGCACCACGACCCCGCTCGACTCCCCGCCTCCCCTGCAATCCGGGGATTTCCCGGTGTCGTTTCCCTCGAATGCGAACTCCGATCAGGACGATCGGGACTTCTACGTGCTGGTCCAGCAATCGGCCCCGCTGCCCACCACCGTCGTCGGGCTCTACCCGTCCTACAAGGTCGAGGATCCGCAGTGATGCGCCTGGTGCCCTATCGCCCGTTTCACATGCACATGCTGCAGGCGCAGGGCGTGCAGGCCGCCCAGGTGAGCGAGCTGTCGATTGTGCCCGGCCAGTATGCGAGCGTCATCGGATCGGCGGGGGCCGCCTTCACCGTGTGGAAAGGGGAGTCAATCGTGGCGTGTGCTGGCATGGTCTCCCTGCTGCCTCATTGCGGGACCCTGTGGGCCGTGCTCGCCCAGGACGCCGGGCGCTCGATGCTGTGGATCCACCGCGCCGTCACGCGCTTCCTCGAGATGCAGACCGTGCAGCGGCTGGAGGCGACCGTGCTCGAGGGGTTCGACCCGGGGTGCCGCTGGCTTGAGCTCTTGGGGTTTACATACGAGGGGCGCATGCGCGCGTACGGACCGGACGGCTCGACGCACCTGCGATACGCCCGGGTGCGGCTGTGAGCTACGTCGCCGCGGCGGCAACCCTTGCCCAGGGGTTCGCGCAGAAAAAAGCCGACAACTACAACGCGACCGTGATGGGCAACGAGCAGCGCCTGTCGATCGACCAGGCGAACGCGCAAGAAGACCAAGTTCGACGGAACTCGCGCCAGGCGCTGGGCGCACAGCTGGCCGCGTTCGGGGCGTCGGGCGCCGGCTACGGCGGCAGTTCCGAGCGGGCGCTGGATCAGTCGGCCATCAACCAGGAGATGGACGCGCTCAACACCCGCTACAAGGGTGCGATCACCGGCTACGGGTACGGCGCGCAGAGCCAGATGGACCAATACCAGGGCAACCAGGCCGTGAGCACCGCGGCGATCCGCGCCTTGGGTAGCGCGAGCTCCAGCTACACCAGCGGCGTGGCGCTCGGCTGATGGCCCGCGGGGATCCCGGCGAGGAGATCTACCGCCCGCAGGTTCAACCCGAGGACCTGCCGCGCAAGATTGTCCCTGAAGATCGCGGCGGCCCGGATCCGCTGGGCGCGGTCGCACAGGTGGCGACCCAGACGACGGACATCATGCAGAAGAAACAGGCGGCGGATACGGCTGCCTGGGCCGGCAATACGCTGGCCGATTTCCGCGTCGCGCAGGCGCAGAAGCTCGAGCAGATGAAGGCGGCGGCGCCGGCGGGCGATCCCGGCAATTTCACCGAGCGCTGGGCGCAGCAGTACGACCAGGACGCGCAGAAGCTGGCCGCCGTTTCCCAGTCGAATCCCATGGCGGATGCCATGGTGCGCAAAGGCCTCGGCGACATGCGCCGGGCCTTTACCGAACACGTCATCGGCTGGGAGGCGACCCAGCGCAAGGCCAGCCAGGCCGACTCGATCGAGCAGAACCTGCAGGCGCAGCTCGGTGTCGTGCGCGCACACCCCGAGCTCGCCGATTCCATCGGCTCGACCCTGAACGACCAGATCCAGACGCGGTTCGACGGCGATCCTTCCCAGAAGCTGCAGTACCTGCGCCGGGTCGATCAATCCCTGACCGGCGCAGCCGCCCAAGGGTTGCTCGACCAGGATCCTGTGCACGTCTATCGCGAACTGAAGGCGGACAGCACCAGCGACCCGGTGCTGTCGCGGGTCCGCGACCCCCAGATGCGTCAGCAGCTGCTGCAACAGGCGGGCACCGGCATCGCGAACCAGCTCGCCGGCGGCGTCACCTCGGCACTGCGGATGGGCGGCCCGGCCGCTGGCGCGCAGGCCTTCGCCGCTATCGATAAGGCACCGTGGGACGACGAAATCAAGGAAAAGGCCATTCAGGAGGCACACCGGCAACGGGCGACGCTGATCGAAGAGAACCAGACCAAATACGACGCCCAGCTCACCAGCGTGCGCCAGCAGATCGCCAGCGGCCAGTATCGCCCCGATTTCGATTCGACGGTGGCCATGCTGCACGACAAGGTCGCGGTGTCCGGTGAGCAGGCCGGCGCTTGGCTGGGCGAGCACGCGCGCGCGGCCGCGAAGCTCGTCGATACCGACACGCACCTGCAGGACTTTCAGGACGTGATGGATGGCAAGCGCTACTTCGACCCCAAGGACAAGGATTCCAAGATGGCGGCCGACGTGGGCTACCAGCGCCTGCTCGACCAGAACCACCTCGAACCACTGTCCGCGGACGGCATCAACCTGGCCGCGCACATTGCCACCAAGGGCGCGGTCCCGGATACGGCCGCGGTCGCGATCCGCTCGGTGCTGGTCGCCTCTCAGGACCCGCAGCAGTTCGCCGCCGCCGCCGGCGCCGTGTCTCGACTGCGCGACGCGAGCCCGCGGGCGTTCCAGTATCTGGAGGATCACGAGCACCTCGGGCAGATGGCCGATGCGTACCTGGACCTGACCAAGAACGGCGGCATTGACCCGGCGACCGCGCTGCAGACCGTGCGGGCGAACGAAGAGCAGACGCCGGAACGCAGGAAGCTGCTCGACCGCCAGTTCGCGTTCGCCCGCCCGTTCGGACCCCACGAAGGCGCGCTCGAGCAAGAGCTGCGCCAGCAGCTGCACGACATTCCGGCGCTCGAGGGGCACGGCACATTCCTGGGGCTGATTCCTACCCGGTCGGTGCCCGATGTCATCCCGCCCGAGATGACCGCGGCCTACGGCAAGAACGTGCGCGCGATCTGGGAACGCAACGGCGGCAACATCGCCGATGCCGAGAAGGCGGCCGCCGCGAGCCTCGGGCGCGCATGGGGCGTGACGGCCGTCAACGGTACGCCCGAAATCTGGCACCTGCCGCCGGAGCGCATGTGGGCGGACGTGAAGGACAAAGACGGCAACCCGATCATCACCCCGCAGCTGATCCGCGAAGACATTGCCAAGCACGCCCAGGGCGCGCCCGGCATCGAGCCCTACGTCATTCGGCGGTGGAACGATGCGAAGAACGAGCTGGAAACCTTCAAGCCGGACCCCGACAAGATCAAGCTGAAACCGATCCCGGCGACCGACCTGACCGGCGGGCGGCGGTTCGGCGTGTTCTACGACGAGCACGACGATGGACACCTTGAGGACCTGAGGGACGAGAAGAACCGCCCGCTGACCTACGATTTGCCCGTGACCGGCACCGACCTGCAGACGCTGGCGCGCGCATCGCGCGACGAGCAGGCCAAGCGTGACGCCGCGGCGGTTGCGAAGGCCTCTGCGGACCGGCAGGCGACCCTGCAGCACATCGAAGACACGCGCTGGGGTAAGTAGTGCCGTTCACGAGCGCCACCGACGCCGACAACCTGCAGCTCGCGCCGCAGTCGCCCACGTCCGCCGCCGTGCCCCCGCAGGCCATGCAGGACACGGCCGCGAGCGCCGGGACTGGCGCCGATGGGCCAAAGTACTCCGCGCTCGATTTCTGGGCCGCCCAGATGCGCAACACCACGTGGGGTCAGGCCCCCAGCAACCTCTCGCTCAAGGGCGCGTACGGCGCGCCACTGATCGGCAACGCGGACGACCCGGCGCTCGCCGACGGCAAGATCCCTGAAGGTTACGAGCAATACGCGAACCAGTTTGTCGGCCTGCATACGCCGGAAGAGGTGGCGTACAAGAAGGCGCAGATCGACCAGAAGCTCGCGGACCAGCGCATCATGGGTTCCAGCGGCTACACCGGCCTGATCCAGTTGCCGTTGCAGCTGCTGGATCCCACCAACATCGCACTCATGGCGACACCGCTGGCCGAGACCCGCATCGCCAACGCGGTGCGCCAGGCGGTGGCGGCCGCCGGCGTTGGCGCTGCTCAGGAAACGCTCAACCACGGACTGGATCCTACGCACGTGTACGGGCTGGAATCCGTGGCCAACATCGGGGCGTCCGCGCTCTTGGGCGGCATTCTGGGCGCCGCCATGAAGCCGAAACTGCCGGCCGCTGAATACGAGCGCCTACGCGCCGCGCTCGCGCGCGAGCTCGAGGCGAAGATCGATGAGAACTTCGGCGGGCCGGGCGGCGCCGGCGACAGCGCCGACAAGATTGCGCGGGACCTCAAAGAGCGCCTGGCCGCGCACGGCGATGCTCTTGAGCGCGCCGCCGGCGAGCATGCGGGAGCGGCGGAAGGGCTGGATCCCAAACAGGTTGAGGCGCGTGTACAGGCGGCGCAGGACGCGCTCAGGGAGGCGCAGGCGCCGCTGGACCCAGGGGCAAGGGCTGCGGCGATCGAGGCCGAGATGGCTCGCTTGCAGACGCCAGACAGCGTGCGCGCGCGTCTGGAGGAGCAGCACGGAGAGCGGCTGCCCGAGGTGCTTCAAGAGCGCGCCGCGCAGAACGTCGATGAGCAGCTGGAGCCGCTGAAGGCGGCCGCCGCCAAGGCGCAGGCCGCGCTCGATGACGCGCTGGCCGATCAGGCGCGCTTGGAGCGCGCCGCCGCAAGCCGCGCCGAGCTCGAGCGTTTCCGCGGCATCCAGCCGGCCGAACCCGTTTTACGTGGAGAACCCGATGCTGCACCCGTTGAGCCGAGTTTACGATCCGACGTACCAGCCGCCGAAGGAGCTACAGAACCTCGTCGCGGAGAACCCGGAGAATCAGTTCCTCGCCCTGATGCTGCAGGCGCAGCACACCCAGCTGAAAGAACAGCAGGCCGAGCAGGGCAACCGGTCGCCGTCCGCGAAGCCAGCGGCCGAGGAAGCGCCCTAGAGGGCCTCGGCAGCATTTTCGAGGCGCACACCGGCGAAGGCGCGGAAGGCGCCGCGCGCCTGCACCTGCAGCGGCCGCTCGAGCTGACCAGCGAGCAGGTGCCGAAATTCCGCACCGTCAAGGAAGCGCGCGCCTGGGCGACCGAGCAGATTGCCCGCGGGCACGACGGTTTGGTCATCGACAGCTCGCACCTCGGCGGCCCAACCCACTACGTCTCGTTCCACCCCGACCAAGTGAATCACCCGTCGATCGCGCGCATCAAGGGCACCGTGTCCTCGGCGCCGGCCGTCGAAAAGCGGGTCTATGATCAACTGACGGGGCTGGGTCGATTTGACGATAAGCAGGCGCGCGCCTACGCGGCGATCGTCGGGGACTTCTACGGCACGCAGGGAAAGCGCCTCGGCATCACTGCCGATGAGCTGTTCCAACGGTTTCCGCTGCGCGTCACACAGGAAGAGGCAGCGCTGCAGGGTGTGCGCGAATCGTTATCCCAAAAGCCCCGACGGAGTACAATAGGCACTCCGTACACACTGGACCTTTTCGGTGAAAAGATACCCCGCACCCCGGAACGAGGGACTGAGCCGGCCGGCAGCACCGAGCCGGGTGGGAACGTACAGCCCGCCGGCCCGCTATCGCGCGACGACGCGCCAGGCCGCTACGCCCGCCGCACCGAGATCGTCAAGGATTCCGAGCGCCAGCTAGGCGTCGATCGGGTTACCACGCCGGCCGAAGCGGCGACGGCGTTTCATACGCTGGCCAAGGGTGCCAAAGAGCGCTTCGACGCCTTGGTCACCGACAAGGATGGCAAGCCGCTGGCCATCGTCGGGAGTTCCACCGGCACGCTCGACGCCGCCAGTGTCTACCCATCGCAAGTGGCGGCCGAAGCGTTCCGCATCAATGACGCCGCGAACATCTGGTTCGGCCACAACCACCCCAGCGGCTTTTCCGACCTGTCGCTGGCCGACGAGAACATCAACCGGGTGCTGGCTGACCTTTTCGAGGGCAGCCGCATCAAGCCGCGCGGCATTCTGGCCGTCGGCGGCGGCGCCAAAACCGAGGGACGGCCGTGGGAGCACGTAACCCACGAAGGCGATCGCAGCACCGGCGTCACAAGCCCCGTCGAGCGGCCCACATCCGTCCCTGTCGTCGAGCGTCAGTTCACCGAACACGGCGCGTTGGGACCGGCTGTGCGCGACAGCAACGATGCGCGCAAAGCTGCAGCGGCGATTGCCGGCAACGAAAGCGGCTTGGTGCTGCTGGATAACCGGCACACCCCCGTAGGCTTTGTACCCGTGCAGGATGCGGACATTGCAAAGTTGCGCGACACCGGCAAGCTCGACGAGATGCACCGCGTGTTGTCGGTCAGCAACGCGAACCGGGTGGTGGTGGCCAACAACGGGACGCTGCGCGAAGCGTCAATCAAAAACCTGGCCAAGTACATCCGTTCCATGGATGGCCGGGTGTTGGATGTCATCGACACCAAGACCGGCGCGTCATGGCGCGATCAGGGCATCGACGCGGACGTAGGCGGCAAATTCAAGCAGGAATCGCGCGGCACGTATGACCCGCACCTAAACGAAATCTCGCTGCTGCCTACCGCCGACGTGTCCACGTTCCTGCACGAGGCCGGGCACCACTTCCTGAACGTGATGGGCCAGCTCGCCTCGCAGGACGGCGCGCCGCTGTCGATCCGCGAGGACTTCGATCACCTGATGCGCTGGTTCGGCATCCACAACGACCTGATGGGTGCCGAGGCCTGGACTGGCATGTCGGTGAACGAGCAGCGGCCGTACCACGAGCAGTTTGCCACCGCGTTCGAACAGTACCTCAAGGAAGGCCGCGCGCCGTCCACCCGCTTGCAGTCGATCTTCCAGAAGTTTCGCAGCTGGCTCACCGAAGCGTACCGATCACTGAGCGTCTTCAATCCCCACACGCCCGGGGTGCGCGACGTGATGGACCGGATGCTGGCGGATGAGACCGAGATCCGCGCCGCGCGTCAGGAACGCATCAGTGCGGCCGACACGCCCCTGCAGAAGCGCCTGGCCGCGGACGAGGAGCTGCGCGACAGCCTGCGCAGCATGGCCGAGCGCGAGACCGGCTGGGCCGAGGTCGGCGGGCAGATGATTCGCAAAGAGGTTAACGGCGGCCGCGGCAACGAGTCTGAGATCAGCCGCACCTCCTGGATCGGCAATTCCGACTGGTGGGCGGAACGCCCCGGCGGTGGCCCCAATGGCGATCGAAGCCTGAGCGAAGAAGCGGTCAAGGCGGCCGTCGACAAGGCGCTGGCCGGCGAGAAGCTGGGGTCCCTGCAGCAGCGCACCGTGCAGTTCATGATCGACGTGCACGACGAGCGGATCGCCAATGAGCCGTTCCTGCCCACGGATCAGGATATGATGACTGACGGGGTGCATGCGACCAGTGCCCGCGACGCCGCGCACACCGCCATGGTGGCGCGCCTGTCGGCGATCGATGAGGACCTGGTCCAGCAGCTCGCCATCCGGCACGGCGAGGACGATGCCGGTTTCATGGACGCGGTCAGGAGCGCGCTACATGCCAACGACGAGGACGCAAGGGCTGCTCGCAGCATCCCGCAAGGTATTGAACCGTTTGGGATTGGCCCAGACCGGCGATCCGCCGCCGGACCTGACGGCCAGGCAGACGCAGCTGGACGGCTCAATCAGGCCGCCCGCGAACCTGCTGAACGCGTTCGTGGCACCGCCGGCGACGAGCCCGATCTCCTCGGCGAGCGCACCGGCAGCGCCCAGCGCCTCAGCGACGAAACCCGCCGGCGGGACACCAAGCGCAACACCGGACAGGAATCCCTAGAGACCGGCGACCCCGGCGACCTGTTCTCGGAAGCCCGCCGCCAGGGCGACCTGTTCCACCAGTCGGCGCGCACTCTGCGCGACAACCTGGCGGACCAGCTGGCCCGGCTGCCGCCCGAAGATCGGGCCCATTTCGAGGCGCGCATCGCCGCGCTTGAGCACGCCCAAACGCCCCGCACGCCGCTCTATGCCGCGCCGGCCGATTCCGTGGCGGGCGCCACCACGCGCGACGTGCGCGCCGATGATCTGAAGGCCAACACCTACGCCACGCACGCCGGCGCCATGCTGGGGCGCCTGACGGGATGGTTCGCGCCGGGTTCGCGCGCGCTGCGCTCACCCTTCCTGACCATGCGCCGGGCGACACAGATACTGCTCGAGACGCCCGAAATCCTTGCCAAGAACCTGCCGACCGAGGCCAATCCCCACGGCGTGCCGACACGTGTCAGCGTCGAGGCGAAGCTGAAGCGTTACGAGGGCAACTGGTACACCGCTTGGAACCTGCGCGACCAGCTCTATCGCCAGTACAGGAACCGGCCGCTCGGGGATCTGGAGCGCAACCAAGGCCGCATGGACAAGCACGCCTTCAACGAGGCGGTGTCTGCCGCGATGCGCCGCGGCGACATCCACGAGACGCCGGAGGTGGAGCAGGCCGCGCAGATGACCCGCAAGATGGTGTTCGATCCTCTGAAGGTGGAGGCGCAGAAGCTGGGGCTTTTGCCGGCCCAGGAGGACCTGCTGGGGGGTACCGCGCAGAGCTACCTGATGCGCCAGTACGACTGGGCCAAGATCAACGCGAACCCGCGCGAGTGGCACGAGATCCTAGTCGATCACTTCATGCACCACGACGGGCTTGAGGCCGCCGAGGCCTCCGATGTCGCCCACCGCGTGACCATGAACATCAAGGGCAGCGAGCTCGGGCTCTTGGACACGAACGAACGGGCATTCGATCGGATCGGGGATTCCGGCCGGGTCAAGGAGCGCCAGCTGCTGCTCCCTGACGAGAAGCTCGAGAAATTCCTGGTGAACGACATCGACACCCTGACGCACGCCTACACCAAGAGCCTCGCGCCGCAGGTCGAAATCATGAAGGCGTTCCCAGGCGACGACCGGAACCTGAAGCAACTGGCTCTTGACCTCACGGATGAGTACAAGATCCTGAAACAGCGGGCGCTGGTGGCCAACGACAACGCGGCCGCCGACAAGCTGGATCAGCGCCTGAACCGCGATATGCGGGACCTCGTCGCCATGCGCGACCGGCTGTATGGCCGGTTCGGCGCCGCCTCCGACCCTTCCCACTGGGCGGTGCGCGCGGGCCGCGCGATCCGTTCCCTGAACGGGTTCCGGATGCTGGGCACCGCCACGTTCTCTCATCTTCCCGACATCGCCAACGTGGTGATGCGTCGAGGCCTCGGCGGCACGATGGCGACCGCCGCGCGAATGCTGGGATCCAGCGACGCCAGGCGCCTGTCGATCGACAACGTGCACCGCGTGGGTGCCGCGCTCGACATGATCCACAACAGCACCGCGGCGCAGCTGGGCGAGTTCGGCATTGAATCCTCCTACGGGTATCAGAAGGCGCTCAACCGCGGGATGCGTGCGTTCACCATCGCAACCCTCGAGACGCCGCTGATCGCCACGACAAAGGCCTGGTCCGGCACCGCCGCGCACGATGAAATTCTGGCCGCCGCGGAGCGCGTGCTGAGGGCGAAGGATCTGGACGTGCAACGACGCGGCAGTCTGGATCTTTCCAAGAGCGAGATCACCCGTTTCAATGCCATGGGCATCGGGTACATGGATCTGCAGCGGATCGGCGAGCAGTTCCGCGAGTACGGCAACACGGTCAACGGCATCCGGCTGGGCCAGACCGATCGCTGGCACGACCGTGGCGCCGCCCAGCTCGTCGACACCGCGACCGCCATGGCAGCGGATGCCGCGACGCTGCACCCGTCCGCCGGGGACACGCCGCTGTGGACTTCGAGCGAGATCGGCAAAGCCATTTTCCAGTTCAAGAGCTTCGGGGCGGTCGCCATCCGCAAGATCCTGATACCGATCGCACAGGGTTTGGCTCTTGGCGATGCGCGCGCCTACATGGGGCTGGCCACCTTGATCGGTGCCGGCACTCTGACGTATCTAACCAAGCAGGCGATCTCCGGCCAGCCAGTGGAGAAAGAGCCGTCGCGGTTTGCTCTTGAAGTGCTCGACAAGTCCAACCTTCTGGGCTGGACCGGCGAGTTCTTCTACCCCGCGCTGTGGGCAATGGGGGCGAACAATTTCAGCCGCTGGGGTGACCGGCAGACCTGGGAGACACTGGGCGGCCCAGTGGCTGGTACCGCAGCGGACGTATGGGACTTGCGGCTTCCGGCCAAGATCAAGGGGCAGATGATGCACGACACGGACCCGAAACAGCGATTCTCGCGCGGCGATCTGCACCGCATCCGCAGGTTGCTGCCGGCCAACCAGGTCTGGTACCTGCGCCGCGGCGTCAACGCCCTCGAGGGGCAGATCGGAGATTCCATGGGGCTGCCGCCTGAGGCACCGCGAGGCAACACGCAATGACCATCACGGCCACCACGGCGCGCGTCAGTTTCACCTGCGACGGCGTCATCACCGTTTTCCCCGTCGGCATCCAGGCCTACTACGCCACGGATTTCAAGGTTGTGCTGTCGACGCCCGCTGGCGCGCAGACAACCCTGACCCTGAATTCCGACTACACGATGGCCTCGTCCGGATCCCTGACGCCGCCGCTGTGGACTTTGACCTGCACCGACGCGCAGCCCTGGGCGGCCGGGGATGTCTTGCAAGTCATATTGAACCCCGTCGAGACGCAGACCACCGTGTACGCGCAGGGGGTCGCATTCCCGAGCGCCGCCGTGCAGGCGAACATGGACCGCCTGACCCAGATGGCCATTCGCCTCAGCGACAGCCTGGCGCGATCGGTGACCGCGCCCGACGGCGATGCCGGGCCGTCCATGTTGCTCCCGTCTGCGGTCAACCGGGCGCAGAAGTACGCAGCGTTCGATGTCAACGGTAACCTGATCGCGACCGCGTTGCCCGTGATCTCGAGCGCTGCACTGACCCAGGCAAACGTCGGCGCTGCCCTCTACCCGGTACTCGCCGGCGAGGCGGGCGTCACCAACACCGCTTACCCGTATGGTGACGTGCGCCGCTTTGGTGCGGTGGGCAACGGCGTCGTCGATGACACGGCCGCCATCCAGAATTGCCTCAACTGCTCTGCCCGGGTGTTTTTCCAGCCTGGCCTGGTGTGGAAGATTTCCGCCTCACTCACCGTACCGACGACGTGCACGATAATCGACGGACTGGGCTCGTACCTCGTCGGTCCCGGCGCCGCCACCACGGTCGACGGGTTCGTGTTCAGCGGGTTCTACAACGGCAGTCTGAGCATTGTGCTGGCTTCCAACCGCTACCGATTGCCGGGCGTGACCCACTGCCGCCGCGCCTTCTCGTTCGTCGGGGCCGCGTTCATCAATGTGGAAGCCGACTTCTGTCAGTTCTGCACCGACGGCGTGCACGTCGATTCGACCTCGGTGTACCTGCAGTTCTGCGTCGAGCTCGACATCGACATTAAGAACATCAGCATGTGCACCAACGGGTTCAATATGATCTCGTGGTCCGGCAGCAGTAACGGCATCCAGGGCTGCCACTTCAAATCGAACTACGTCAACGGCTGCAACGTCGGCATCGCAGGCATCTTTGATACTGCCTCGGCCGCGTTCACGTTCAATTATTTCGACATCACCGTATTGGATGGCAACGGCGCCCAAGGCGCGGCGGCCGCGATTAGCTATAACCTGACACCGAACGCCAGCGCGAACTTCTACCGGATCCCGGGTGATGTCATCAATATGACATCGTCGCCCGCGTACGTGAACGTCGGCGGGTTCTCGGATTTCGAGATCCTGCACTTTCGCGGCGGCCGAAGCGCCGATTATGTGTCCTGGGTAAACTTTAGCGCGGTGCAGCCCACCCCGACGATCTACCCGGGCAATGGCACGCTGTACGTCAACGTGGCCACCAATGGGTCCGATGTAACCGGCACCGGCAGCGCCCTCTTGCCTTACGCGACAGTCGGCAAGGCGATCGCGATGATTCAGGGCCTGAACCTGTTGGGCACCAACGCCGTGATCCAGCTGGCCGCCGGCGCCTACCCGGCCGCCATCACGTACGACACGACGACCGCGAACGATCCTCAGTGCCAGATGATCATCCAGCCGCTGAGCGCGGCGGCCGTCACGCTGTCCGGCGGCATTACTGTGTACGGCGCGGGCGCCAAAGTGTTGCTGTCCAATGCCGCGGGAACGCTGACCGTAAGCGGCACCGGATTGCTGGTGCAGTACGGCGCGCTCGTGAACATCAGCGGCGTGACCTGGGGCGCGGTCACCGGCGCGCACATGACGATCCTCAATACCGCCAACATCGTCATGAATTCCAACTACAGCATTACCGGGGGCGCCACCGTGCACGTGGCGACCCAGCGCAATGGGTCGTTTGTGTGTGCTGGCAACACAGTGACGCTGGTCGGAAATCCCGCGTTCTCGACGGAATTCAGCTTCTCCAACCTGAACGGCAACCAGGACTGGACGGGCACGACGTTCACCGGGGCTGCCACCGGCACGCGCTATCAGGCCACGCTCAACGGCGTCGTCAACACCAACGGCGGCGGCGCCAACTTCCTGCCGGGCAATGCGGCCGGTTCCGTGGCGAACGGCGGTGTGTACGCCTAATGAATGGTTTGCAGACACAGGGAGAAAGGGATGTCCGGGCTGCCCGACGCGGTAATCGACGATAGTGTGCTGCATGTCCTGTTCCTGCTGGTCAGCGCCGTCATGGCTTTTTTTGTGTGGTTGCTGAACCGCAGCATCGCGCGCATCGACGCGGATATCGCGTCCAAGGCGAGTGTCGAGTCGGTCACCCACTTGGGTGACAAGATGGACGACATCAAGGAAGCCAATGAGAAGGCCCACCGCGAGACGCGAGAGAGCCTGCAGCGCATCTACGACCGGATGCTCGATCGCGGGGATCGAAGGTCGTGAGCGCGTTTTCGAAGGCTTTGGTCGAGCTGCTCGTGCTCGAGGGCGGGTTGGTCGACAACCCGGCGGATCCCGGCGGCCGCACCAACCTCGGCATTACGCAGCTGACGTTGGACGCGGTTCGCAGCAAATACCCCGGGCTGCCGGCAAAGGTTGATGAACTCACTCCGGACACCGTGGCGCCTGTCTACAAGGGCGAATACTGGGACGCGGTGCGAGGCGACGAGCTGCCCCAGGCGCTGGCCTCCTGTGTGTTCAAGCAGGCCGTCAACCAGGGTGTGCCGCGGGCCGTGATCGAACTGCAGCAGTCCCTCGAGCTCATCGTGGATGGCAATCTCGGTCCCGTCACGGTGGCGGCCGCGCAGCGCAAGCACCCACCCGATGCCGTGGCGGACTTCATCGTCGCCTCGATCCTCAATTACACCCGGTCCAGCAACTTTGCCACGTTCGGCAAGGGGTGGATCCGCCGGGCCGCTCTCACCGCTGTGGAGGCCTTCGCATGACCGATTTTGCCGACAACGTGAAAAACATCATCAAGACCGTGGCGCCCGTGCTCGGCACGGCGCTCGGCGGCCCGCTTGGAGGCCTCGCCGGCGGCCTGCTGTCGAAAGCATTGGGCGCGGCTGATGGCAGCGGCAACATTGTGCCCGCCACGCAGAAGCAGATAGAGGCCGCGATCCTCGGCAGCGATCCGGCGACCCTGCTGGCGCTGAAACAATGCGAGGCCGACCTGCAGAAGCACCTGCAGGACCTCGGTGTCCAAGAGGACCAGTTGGCGTACGCCGACCGCGACAGCGCCCGCAAGCGCGAGGAGGTCGTGCAGGATTGGACCCCGCGGCTGATCGCCTGGTTGGTCGTCATCCTGACCGTCGCTGGCGAAGGCCTGATGATGTTCTACGGGACGCCCAAGACGGTGGACCCCATCGTGCTCGGGCGAGTGTTGGGAACGTGGGATTCGGCGCTGATGCTGGTGCTGGGCTATTACTTCGGCAGCTCGGCCGGGTCGGCTGCGAAAACCGAGGCCATCAACGCGCAGCTGAAGGCCTCCGCATGAAAACCCTGGCCATGCTATTTCTGGCCTATTGCCTGATCGCGCTCTACCGCACCCCTGGCCGCGGGTATGGAGCGAAGGTGCTGATGTTCTTCGACCTGTTCGTTTGCGCGTGCATCTGGCGCCTGCCCGATGTGACGATCAGCTCCAAGTGCGGCCTTGAGCTGCGCCGCGCGAATCCGCGCTGGTGGGCCGTGGCAATCAGCGCGTTCTGTGACTTGTTCGAGCCGAACCACTGCAAGCTCGCCATTCAGGCGGATCGGGACCGGGCTGCGCAGGCAATCGCACTTCTCACCGGTAATCACCTGTGAAAGAGATCGACTGGGACTGGTACGTCATCGCCCATACCCTGGCCTGGCGCCTGGCGCCCGACGGGTTCGTGATGAGCCGCAAAGATCTGGCCAGCCTGCCGCCGGACCGGGTAATGGTGGAGGACCGCACCCACGAGTCCATCACGCTGCGCTGGCTGTCGCTCGAGGAGGCGCAGCTGCTCAAGGAATCCCTCATCAAGCACGGCCGGCCGAAAGCGGCCGTCTCGCACCTCGAGGGGCGCTGGCAGAAATTCGCGGTTGTGTTGTCCTGGATGCGGGCGCGGGACGGCGTGACCCTGCGCCAAGCGGACCGCGACGCGGTACCGAAAACGCTGCTGCTCTATGCGGAAGGGCACGCCGATGACGTGGAATTTCGGTTCATGCCGGACAAGGATGCGCGCGTCATGCAGCGCCAGTATCGCGAGCGCGACGGTCGCATCATTACAGAGGTTGGGCGCCTGTAACCCGCGGTGCGCCGCGGTCCGGCGCCTCCGCGATCGCCTGCAGCACCGCGCCGCGCGCGCCTTCTTCCGCGGATTCCCGGATCTGCCGACCGAACGCGAACACGTCGATCGCGCCCGGCGTACGCCTTGAGCGCTGCTCGGCCGCGTTGATGGCGTAGCGCTCGGCCGCGGCGGAGTGCTGCTGGCAGGACGCCACGGCCGCCTGGGCAAGCTCGGAAGCGGTCAGGCGCTGGGCGCCGTGGGACCGCGCGTATGTCACCGCACAGACGCGCAGGTTATCGCGCGCCTGGCGTGCAAGATCCATCTGCTGATCAGGACCTGCACCCGGCTCCTGCATCAAAGTGCAGCCGGCCAGTGCAAATATGGCCAACCCAAAATAGGGTTTATGGTTCACGGCGCATTTCCTCGATCGAAAGAAAGTCATCCACTTGCCTGTCGTCGAAAAGCGCTCTCAGCGCTGTTTTCTGCGTTGTCATCGTGCAACCGTGTAGCGGCAAAATAAGGGGTTACCAGGTCGTGCGGCCGCACTTTAAAGGCGGCCGCCAGCTGTTCCAGCATGTCAACGGAGGGGCCCAGCGTTTGAGCGATAATACGCTGGATCTGCGAGAGCGATGTGTCGGCCGCTCGGGCAAGCGCTTGGTTGCGTGCGGTGACAGACCGTAGTGGGCGAAAATGATGGTCGCGCAGCGATCTTACATTCTGCGCCAACACACCCCGGATTAAAGGGTGTTTCCGTTCTTTCTTTGAACGCCGTCCCATTGACGACATTGTCCGTTAAGAGATAACCCTAAATGGGGTTGATTTAACCCAATATAGGGTGTAATTTCTCCACATGACCGAATCGATGCATGAATACGTGATTGATCAGTTGCAACGCGCCAAGGGTCGCTGGGGCGTTGTTGCCGAAGAAACGGGGATTTCGCGGCGTACGGTGGAGAAGATCGCGCGCAGAGAAATCGGTGACCCGTCAGTGAGTTTCGTGGAGCGGCTAAACAAGTACTTCAGGGACAACGCAGCAGCGTAGAGCCGGCGGTATAGGTGGATTATGGCAGCCTTGCGCACATTCAGCGATATTGAAGTTCCGACAACGGAGTATAGGCTCTGTCACCCTGCTTTTGCGTCCGTGCGGTAGCGCTCTTAGGGTTGGTGCGGCCATGATCCGGATGCTGCTGCAGAAACCATGGAAAGCCGAGCACCTCGACGTGATCGTCGGCAACACCGTCGTGGTGGAGTGCGACAGCGGCGACCTGGAAGGCCTGGACGCGGCGACGCTTGCACACCATATCGCCGCCTGCCATGACTGCCTGCCTGCCCTGCAGGCCCTGTACGGGCTGGCGCAGCGCGAGCTGGGAAGTCGATTGACCCATCATCCCGCGCTGACCGCGGCGCGCGTCGCCCTTGCGAGGGCAGGAGTCCATCATGAGTGACACCCGCGACTGCCTGAACTGCGGCAAGTCGCTATCCGTCGATGAGATGGCGCGATATCCGTCTGGCGGCATGAAGAAGGTCTGTCTGAACTGCAACACCGGCCGCGGCGCGCGCAAGGGTGGGGCAGTGACAACGCGTGAGAAAACCCTGGCGGATCTCTCGGTGGTGGCGACCGTGCCGAAGCTGACTATCGCGCCGGGCTACGGGATTGACGCCAGCATCAGCGAGAATGCCCTGCACCTGATTCAGGGTGAGGATGCTGTCACGCTGTCGCGTGACGAGGGGCGCCTGCTGTTTACTGCGTTTGGGAATTGGGCCAACGCATGATTACCGACAAGCGTCTGCAGGTCTTGAGCGGCCCCGACTATGCACGGTCGGAGCCGGGACAGATCGCGGCGGCGCTGCTGAGATCGCGCGAGTTGTTGCGCTGGGCCGTCCTTGAGATCGAGCGCCAAACGGAGTTACTTGCTAGGTGCCACGAACTACCCGACGGCCGCATGGACCAGGAAGATGTGGTCGATGAGGTGTCCGAGGCGCGCAGCTGGTTGGCCGACGCAAAGCGGGCGATCGCATGACCATAGTTCACTCACACAGGGGAATCATCGATGACCACGAAAAATCAAGTTCAAGTTGTTGGCTGGGAGATTGGGAAGGTCTACCTGATCCGTACGGTGACCATGGTTGACACCGGCCGGCTGGTGGCGGTAAACGAACACGAGCTTGTCCTCGAGGATGCCGCGTGGATCGCGGACACCGGTCGCTTTGCCGACGCACTGAAGAGTGCGGAATTTAATGAGGTCGAGCCATTTCCGGACGGTCAAGTCATCATCGGCCGCGGCGCAATCATCGACGCCGTGAAGATCAGCGAGTCACCGCGAACCCAGAAATGAACGCGGCGCTCGCGCGGACAGGGTTTGATATGTCGTGGTCGCGGTCGGGGTCGGGGTCGTGGTCGTGGTCGTGGTCGGGGTCGGGGTCGGGGTCGGGGTCGTGGTCGTGGTCGTGGTCGTGGTCGCGGTCGTGGTCGGGGTCGGGGTCGGGGTCGGGGTCGTGGTCGGGGTCGGGGTCGGGGTCGGGGTCGGGGTCGTGGTCGTGGCTGCGGTAGCGGTCGGGGTCGTGAAGACTGTCTTGTCATGGGCCGCGCCAGTCCGCGAAGCGCGGCCTCTGGCAACCACAACGCGCAGCGAGGTGTATGCGTGATATTGCCGCGTGATCGGGTCATCGAATTGACGGGGCGTAAGCGCCCGAGCGCCCAAGTGCGCTGGTTGAACCGTCACCGGTGGCAGTTCACAGTCAACGCGCTCGGCGAGCCGGTGGTGGCGCTCGCGGAGTTCAATCGTCACATGGTTGGCGGGCAGCCCGCGCGCCGCCAAGAGCCCGATTTCAGGGGGATCAATGGGACGGCCGCGTAAACGCGACAAGCACCTGCCGCGCCGGATGTACCTGGTGCACGGCGGTTACTACTTGCACCCGAAAGGTGCGAAGCCGGTGCACTTGGGTCGCGACCTGCCGGGCGCGCTCACCAAGTACGCGGGCCTGATCGGCAACCAGTGGGAAGGCCGCACGCTGGGCGATGTGATTGACCGTTACCGAGCGGAGGTGTTGCCGCTGAAGCGCTCCGCACAGACCCGCACGGACCAGGGCACCGCGCTTGGGCGCCTGCGCAAGGCCTTCGGGCACATGTTGCCCGACAACATCACCGCCCAGCATTGCTACTCCTACCAGGACGCGCGCCGAGGCTTGAACGGTCAGCCCGTGCCCGTCGCCGCCCGCCACGAAGTTCAGCTGCTTGGGCACGTGCTCGCCAAGGCAATACGCTGGGGCATCGCCACACGTAATCCCGCCCGGAGTCTGGACCTGGGGCCGCGAACGCCGAAGCGCCGGCGGGTCACGATGGACCAAGTAGAACAGCTTCGCGCCTTGGCCGACGAGCGGATGCGCGTGGCGATCGATTTTGCGGTCAGCCTTGGGCAGCGCCGCGGGGATCTGCTGAACCTGCGGCGCGAGCAACTGACTTCGGCCGGCATCTTGGTTAAGCAATCCAAGACCGGCGCCGAGGTGCTGATCGAGTGGAGCGCAGACCTTGAGGCGATCGTCGCACGCGCGAAGGCGCTGACGCCGCAGGTGCCCGGCGAGTACCTGATCCGGAAGCGCAACGGCCGGCCGTACAGCCCGGGCGGGTTTGCCTCGATCTGGAAGCGACTGATGTACAAGGTCGTCAAGGCCGGCGGGCAGCGCTTCACCTTTCACGACCTCAGGTCGGTGTCGGCCGACGGTGCAGCGACGCCTGAGGAGGCGCGTGACCGGCTGGGGCACACAGACGTGGCCACGACAAAGCGGCATTACTTGCGGGGCGTCGTGAAGGCGAAGCCGCGATCATGA